ATTATCAATGCGCTGAAAGCAGCTGGTAAGCCGACAGAAGGCAAATCAGAAGCTGAGCTGCTGGATGCGTTCAACCAGATGGCTGTTGAGAAAGCAGCTTCTAAAGGTGAGACGCCGGAAGAAAAGGCCGCTCGCGAGAAGAAAGAGGCCGAAGAAAAGGCATCTAAAGACAAAGCCACCAACAGCGAAGAAGCACCGGCATGGTTCAAGCCGTTTGCAGACAAGCTGAACTCTATCGAATCCGGCCTGACCGCTAACGCCGACCAGGAAAAAGCGACCAAGCGCGAAGCGGTGAAAGCCAAGTTCAAGCTCGACGACATGGCAGTTAACGCCATCGACGGCGCGGCTCTGGATGGCCTGTACGCACAGTGCGCTACCACTCGCAGCCTGTCCGGCGCATTCAACCATTCCACCGATAAACCCTTCTCTGAGATGCCGGAGTAATAAAAATGGCTAAAGACGGTAAACACGTAATTCACGCGGGCGGCGTATTCCCGAACCCGCTTCTGAACCGCGAAGGCGGGGCGGCCGCAGCGACTCAGCCGGGCACCATCGGCGTATTCACCAACGGCAAATTCACCGCATCCACCAACGGCGGCGAAAGCGCTGTGCTGTATGTGGCGAACTATGACTACCTGCGCTGCATGGGCGTCGATGACGTCATTCCTGCTAACGAGCTGGTCGTCGGCATTCAGTTACTGCCAGGCATGTTCCTGAACGTCCGCGCTGCTGCTGGCACCTATAACAAAGGCCAGGCACTGGCTATCTCTAACGGTCGCGTCACTTCCGGCGGCACTGCATCCGCAGTCATGTTCGTGGAAGAAGACAAAGCGACAACTGTTGCTGCAGGCGACCTGCTGCGCGTAGTGGTCAAGTAAGGAGACCGATTAATGTTTGTATATTCCAAATCACTTGGCGAGAAGACTGGCAACCTGGAAGTAAACCAGGCTCAGTTCCGCGCGCTGCAGGCCGAACGTAACGCTACCGCCCAGGCGGTTGCTGATTTTCTGTCTCGCACCCAATGGCGTGGCGCTGCTGAAGATACTCCGACGCTGAACGCTGTTAACGCGGTTGATGATATCCGTCGCCTGTACCGTGCGTACGATACCACCGTGACACAGCAGTTCGAACCCAACACGCAGTTCACTCTGCTGAACGACCTGATGCCGCTTTCCCGCTCTGTACGTATCGAGCAATCCCGTTACGACTACGCCCGCACCGGCGGTCGTGGTTGGGCACACACATCAATGTCCGGCCAGATTGGCGCAGCACTCGATGCTCGCGTCTATACCTTCGACGGCACGATGGTTCCGATCCACGATTCCGGCTTCAAGTTCACCTGGCGCGACCCAATCTTCAACAGCCCGTCGGCGCTTCAGTCTCAGGCTGACGCTCAGCGCGGCTCCGTGGAAGATGTTCAGCGTCAGTACGTTGATTACATGTGGGACGGCTACCGCGACGCGGCTGGTAACTACGCAGTATTCGACGGCCTGACCTGGAAAGGCTTCCGCGCTGATGAGCGTGTCGCTCAGGTGACGCTGAACGTAAACATGGCGACCAGCACCGATCCGAAAGCCATGCGCGCCGAATCAATCCGTCTGCGCGATGTTCTCAAGCTGCAGAATAACCAGTACGGCCAGCAGACCTGGTATGTGTCATCTGAAATCATATCCAACTGGGAGCAGTATTACAGCGACAACTTCCAGTCCCGCACCGTGCTGCAGGAACTGCTGACCCTGACCGGCATCGCGGCTATCAAAGAAGACGCGAAGCTGCAGGGCAACGAAATCCTGATTGTTCCGCTGCAGGCTGGCGTAGTTGCTCCGATCGTAGGCCAGGCCATCGGCACCGTTGCCGACCCGCGTCCGTTCTACAATAGCGACTACATCTGGCGCACCTGGGGCGCAATGGGCCTGATGGTCAAAACCGACATCAACGGTCACTACTCCGTGGTTCACGCCACCGGCGAAGCGACCAGCTAAGGAAGCGATATGGCACTGGTAAAAGTAATTTCATCAAACCTTTTTGCCGGTGCCAATTTCCAGAAGCTGGAGATTGGCTCTGAGGTAGAGGTTGCCGATTCAATCGCCGAGCGATGGGTTAATGCCGGGCTGGCCGAGTACCTTGAAGAGCGCCAGCTGGAAGTCGCTACGCCCAAGCGCGGACGGAAACCCAAAGATAAGGAGTGACCATGGCTATCACGCCAATCACAGCAGCGCAGGTTAAACAGCAGCTGTCATCCCTCGGTTACTCCATCCCTGATTTCATCATCGACGCATATCTCTGCAAGCTCAGCAGCATTGAGCAGTGCCTGGAGGCGTCTGGCTACGACGAATGTGACGTCGTGCTGATTCAGGTCTATGCCGTCTCTCTCATGGCCTTAACGGCATACAGTCAGCGCATTAAATCGCAGTCAGCGCCTTCAGGGGCGTCGCGGTCATTCGACTATACCGGCGATGTGCTTTCGATGCGTGACGCGCTCCTGTCACTGGACAAGAGCGGATGCACGGCATCGCTGCCGATTGATGTGGGTAGCCGCGTCGGCTTCTTTGATGTCGTAGGAGGCTGCTAATGGGTGAGAAAGAGCAGAAGCCTAAAAATCCCGACGAGGAGCCGTGGGAGTATGAGGATTACCACCTATGAGCTCAGTAGCTAACTGGTCATACACAGCAACAGCGACAATCTGGCGAAAGCTGGATGGTCAGGACGACTATGGAGACCCGCTGGGATATGCAGCGCCTGAGCAAATTCTCTGTGATTACGAAGGTGGACTGAGTAAACGAATTGGTAGCCTCGGCTCAGAAATCGTAGTCAAGAACACAATCTGGACTGAGTTTACGCTTGCTGATGCCGGTGATTACATCCTGATTGGTGAGTCTACCGAGGCCGACCCGATTCTGGCGGGTGCTGATGAAGTGCGGCAGGTTATCCGTTACGCCGATACGTTCGAGCGCTTGAAGGATGATTATGCGATACTAACTGGCGTGTGATTTCAACGGAGATGTTCTGATGTGGATCAGCCTGGCTGTTATAATACTCGGTGTTGCAACTATCACCATTTCCACCAGAAGCATATACGAGATGTGGCGATGGCTACGAGAACACCCCAAAAATTAAGGTCGCTCTTGCGGCCTTTTTTATTGCTTGGAGAAAACCATGGCCGGTAAAGTTCGCGGCATTGCCCAGGCGAAAGCAAATATGGATGCGCTGATTAATGATGTGCAGGGGCGCAAGGTCGTCAGGGCCGTGCAGTCAGCGCTGCTAATCGGTGGCGCGCAGGCAGCGCTATACACACCAATCGACACATCAACGCTTCTCAACAGCCAGTTTCGTGAGATTGACGCCAATGGCACAAAGGTAACTGGCAGGGTGGGCTACTCGGCCAACTATGCGGTTTATGTTCACGATCCGAATGTTCCGCAAACCTTCCGCCGCGCCACAGCCCGCAAAGAGTTCCTTACCAAAGGCTTTGAGGACACCCGCGAGCAAATCGACCGGGTTATGAAGCAGGAGCTGTCGCTATGAATCCGCCAATGCATACGCGCGTGCGTAACTACTTCATGAATGCTGGCCTGACGGATGGCTTTAAGGTTCAACTGCTGATGTGGACAGACTCAGGCACTGAATCTGACCGGTTCATGGTGTTTCGTCCAAATGGCGGCAGCAATATTCGCAATGGCCTCGGCAACGAGCAGTACATCCTGGTCGACGTTATCGGCGCAAAAGGTGGCAATGCTTTTGTCGATGAGCGCGTGCAGCAGATAGTCGATTACGTCCAGCAAAACCCCATGACCGATGATTGCGTCGGTTATCTCCAGAATATGGGCGCTATGCCCGCACCAGTTCTTACAACCGATGGACGCCTTGTCTATCGGCTTCAATTCGTCGCCACCTACGGCGATTAATTAAACGTCAAAGAGGAAGTAACATGGCTAATTGCCCAACCAGCAACGAACGCTTGTTCGGTGGCGCTATTGTGCTTGAAGTTGCCGACGGCTGCCCGGATACGGTGCCGCTTGAATCGGAATGGAAAGCGCTGGCCGCCGGTACGTCAAAAGGGTTCGACTTCAGCCCGAACACCGTGACCAGTGATGCTGACGATGGCGGCGGCTTTGTCGAGAGCATCACCACAAACTCCGACTTCACCATCAGCTTTGAAGGTGAGGTGCGTAAAAACGACAAGCTCGACCAGTACGGCATCGGTCGTTTCATCAAGTACTTCGCTAGCGAGCTTAAGGCCAAGCGTCAGCCTGGTATCTGGGTTCGCATGGAATACGGCCCGGTGACCTTTCAGGGTTACATGGTTATCACTGCCCTCAGCTCTGACGGCGGCACTAACGACATCGTGACCTTCTCCACTGAGTTCAAAGTGGGTGACTCCAGCACCGTGCAGGTTACTGATACCTCCGAACCTTCCAGCTAAAACACAGCGGGGCGCAAGCCCCCTTTCTGAGACAGAGATATGCAGGTTCTGATAAACGGAATTCCCTACGAGCCAGCGTCGGCGCGCTCATCTGGCATTGGTATTGCCATCACCACCCACAACCGGCCAGACGTTCTGGCACGCGCTCTTGAGCAGCACCAGAAACATCTGCCGCCCGGCGCAGTGGTTGTGATTGTCGATGATGGCTCGGTGCCGGCCGCCGCAGCACCAGAATACGCAAGGCTTATCCGTCACGAACAATCTCAGGGCATCGTGGCATCCAAAAACGCCAGCATTGAAGCCCTGATTGATGCCGGTTGTGAGCATCTGTTTCTGTGGGACGATGACGCATGGCCGATTGCAGATGGCTGGCATATTCCGTATATCGAGTCTCCTGAGCCTCATCTGGCATATCAGTTTCTCGACCTGGCTGGCCCACGCAAGCTGAATGACCTTTCAGTCCTGTACCGCGATGAAAAACACATCGCCTACACCGGCCAGCGCGGCGTGATGCTCTATTACCACCGCAGTGCGATTGAAAGGGTCGGCGGGTTCGACCCGGTTTACGGGCGCGGGATGTATGAGCATTCAGACCTCGCTCTACGCATTCATAATGCTGGGCTTACCTCATGGGCATATGCCGACGTTATTGGCTCTGAGAAGCTGATTTACTCGCTGGATGAGCATGAGTCGGTAGAGCGCTCAGTACCCAAGCCAGAGCGCGAGCGGCAGGTCAGCAACAACGTAAAAATACACAATGAGCGCCGCGACTCCGGTTATACCGGGTGGGCACCATACCGCAGACAATGTAATGCCGTCATCACAACCTTGCTGACCAGTCATCCTGACCCGCAGCGAGGAGCCAGAATGAAACCGGATCAGTCGCTTATCGCCAGATGGTCAGAATCGATTAAAGGGGCCGATGCAGTCATTCTCGCTGACGAGTTTGAATACTCACCGCCAGGCCAGACGACGGTTCGCGTGCCTGTTGTGGATATGAACGTTTACTTCCGGCGCTGGCTGCATATCTGGCAGCACCTGCGCGAGCATCCGGAATATCGTTTCGTCTGGTGTACCGACGGGACTGATGTCGAGATGCTTCGCTCACCATGGGAAGAAATGCAGCCTGGCGTGATTTATGTCGGCTCTGAGCCAAAGACATATTCCGATGAATGGGCCATCAAAAATCATCCTGAGCGCGTATACCAGTCATTCCTGAAGCAGTACGCCAGCGACACCATGCTGAATGCCGGATTACTTGGCGGATTACGCGAAGATGTCATGGAGTTTGCTCACCGCATCGTGCGGCTTTACTACCGCATTGAGTCGGAGCGCTTCTGGAAGAAAGAGGGGGCAGCCAGGGCGGTTGGCGACATGATCGCATTCGGCATCGTGGCGAAGTCTTTCGGTGACCGAGTTATTACCGGCCCGAAAGTGCACACGGTGTTTAAGACCAACGGCATCGGCAAGGAAACAGCATGGTGGCAGCACAAGTGACATTCGCAGTGGTAGGCCATCACCGACGCAGTGAAAAAGCTCACAGGCTTGCTGAGAGCCTTAATGCGCAACTTTTTATCGATGACGCCGACCACGGAGCCAACTGGAATCACCTTAGGGCCGTTAAGTGGGCTTCCGGCCAGTCAGCGCGAGTGGTCGTACTGGAAGATGATGCCCAGCCGGTAGATGCCTTTGCAGAGCTTGCGGCTGAATGGTGCGCCAGATTCCCTGATGAGCTAATCAGTTTTTACCTCGGCACTGGTCGCCCTCCGCAGTATCAGCAGCAGATTGCTGAACGTCTTATTGCTGCTGACAGGTGCCGTGCGGATTACATCACCCTGAACCGACTGATTCACGGCGTCTGCTATGCGCTGCCAGCCAGCGGAATTAACCGCATCCTGATGAACTGGAGCCAGCGTAAACCGGCGGACTATGCGCTCGGAGACGCATGGGGAAGGGATGTTATTTACCCTTGCTACTCCCTCGTCGACCATGCCGACGAGATGCCAGTGGAAAAGGCTTTTGATGGCCTGCCGAGAACCGAGAGAAGAAAAGCGTGGAGGCTTTACCGGTGAATACCCCGCTTAAAGAGATTGGTGAGTGCCTCATCAGCGTTGATGGTGAGGATTATTTCTTCCGGCCATCGTTCATTAACATGACGCGTATCGGCGAACCTAAGGAGATTGTGCAGGCGTTCTACGACCTGCACCACGATGAGGTATCTGACTTAATACGGTCGGCAATAGATGCTTATGGTGCCGTGCCTGGATGGCTTGTTCAGCATATCAGGACGACAAGTTACGGACGTAAAGCCCTGATTGCTGCGATGACTGTTATTAGCGCCTGCTGTAACGACGATGTGACTCCCCTAATCGGTGAACTCCGGATCGCCAAAGCCTCAGGGAAGGCATTCAAGATGCGCCGCGGTGCCATGGATGAATTCGACATGATTGTTATTGCGCAGTCACTAATCACACACGGCATTATTGGCAAAGCGAAGGTTAGAAAGTTGCAGCGCCATGAAAGCACCCAGGCGACCTCTGAGTTTAACGCCTTCGAGTACATCAGCGCCGCGCGTAATCACTTCAGCATGAGCCGGGCGGAAGCCGAGCAGCTTACCATGACAGAATTTCAGCTTCTGATAGCAGCCAAATACCCAGAGCAGAAAGGGTTCACCCGGGAAGAATATGATTCCGTTGCTGATGACTACCTTGCCCGCAAGAAGAAAAGGCTTGCTGCTTCAAAAACTGTGAATGCGTAAATGCTTAGTTGCTTTCCATTACGGTGATATTTCTCTAGGATTGGTCTCATCAATTACTGATGGGGATAGGGAAGTGAACAAATTCTTTGTAATTTTGGCTTTTATTTTTTTGGTTGTTACTTGTACTTTCGCTATAAGAGAACCTATATCGCTGGTATTCATAATCGGATCATTCCTGCTCATTGGTTATGTATTTGCCAAGGTTGGTCAAAAAGCTGAGTTTAATAATCGACTGTCAAGTTCAGAGAGAAAAGGCACTTTGCGTTTTTGTGCCGTTGGCTTTCTAGTTGCCTCATTAGCTGCGAATGTGTGTTTTCTTTTTTGGGTGAACTCTAAAACTCCTATTTTTGGGGACGCTTATGTAGAAAGACAACAATATGAAGAGATAAGGGATGGTTTAAAAAAACAAGTAATTGCACAGGAAGAAGAGAAGTTTAGCCGGACTTATGACGCAAAAGAGTCAGTTAAGTCCTCGCTTAAGGACGCATCTTCTGCAGAGTTCTCTGATGAGCGAGATGGTAAGGACGGGGCTATTTGCGGGTACGTAAACGCAAAAAACAGCTTCGGTGCTTATGCAGGTAAAACAAGATATATATCAATTAGCGGTCAATCATCAATAGATGATGGAAGCCAAGAGTTTGAATCCCTATGGGGTAAACTCTGCAATTAAATTGATTAAGAGAACCATTAAACCATAACCTCGCTCCGGCGGGGTTTTTTATTGCCCGGAGATTAGATTATGGCTGGTACTGTCAGCGCTGGAACGATTGTTTATGAAGTTGACATGGACACCGCCGGGATCCTTCAGGGACGCCGGGATATTGATGCCGCGTTGAATGGGCTTAACGGTAGCATGGGTCGTCTTGAGGCGGGATTAAACCGCACTGAGCGATCCCTGTCTTCGATTGAAGGCACTATGTCCAGCTTAACTGGCGTCGCGAAAGCGCTCATAGCAGCTCTTTCTGTCCAGCAGGTTGGCGCATATGCCCAGGCATGGCAGGACCTGAGTAATAAACTGGCAAACGCAGTCAGGGATTCCGTACCGCCGTTTGAAACACTGGCTGATGTCACAGAGCGTGTTTTCGACATCTCGCAAAAGACCCGCTCTGGTCTTGATGCCACCGCCACGCTATATGCACGACTGGAGCGCTCAACGAGGAGCTACGGCGTAAGTGTAGAGGACATCACCAGGCTGACAACCATTATTAACCAGGGTTTTGTGGTGTCAGGGGCAACAGCCGAGGAGGCGAGCAACGCAATCATTCAGCTTGCTCAGGGGCTGGCGTCCGGCGCTTTAAGAGGTGATGAATTTAACTCTGTGAACGAGCAGGGTAACCGGCTCATGATTGCTCTTGCTGACTCTTTGAATGTCAGCATTGGTGCTCTCAGAAACATGGCTGCAGAGGGTAAGTTAACCACTGATGTGATCGTGAATGGATTGCTCTCCCAGGGCGATAAAATTGGACAGGAGTTCGCTAAAACTACTGCAACGATCAGCCAGTCTCTTGAAATTGCCAACAACAACATAACGAAGTTCTTTGGTGAGAATGCCACTGTAAAAACTGGCGTCAAAATATTCAGTGACTCAGTCATTTCCCTGAGTGAAAACCTGGACGTTCTCAGCACTACGCTCACGATTGTTGCCGGCGTAATGGGCGCGCGGTATGTCGGCGCGCTGACCATGGCTACCTCAGCGAAAATTGCTGATATCGCAGCATCACGTCAGCAGGTTGTAGCAGACAATCAGACGGCACAGGCTGCTTTGGTAGCCGCTAATTCTGTTCAGCGTAAAGCTCTTGCTGATAAAGAGGCTGCTCTTTCTTCTCTTGCGCTGGCCCAAGCTGAATATAACGTGGCAAAAGGTAGCGCTGCAGAGATGTTGGCAATGGATGCTCTTATTGCCGCAAAAACACGGGCGACTACCGCATCTATTGCCCTTGCTGAGGCTGAAAACGCCCAGGCTGCGGCATCAGCCCGGGCAGCGACAACTGCTCGCGCAGCATCAGTTGGTATTGGAATGGCTCGTGGTGCGCTTGCTCTTATAGGTGGCCCTGCTGGCGCGGCGATGCTCGCAGCAGGAGCGATATTCTATTTCTGGCAGAAAGCACAGCAAGCCAGAGAAGAAGCAATCCGCTTTGCCGATAGCTTGGATAAAGTTAAAGCCTCAATGAAGGAGATGAACAATACCAAACTCAGGGGGGTGATAGCTGACGCCAATATTTCAATTAGGGCGCAAGAGGAAGCTATTAGCGATCTGAAAGATACCATTTCGGGACTGCAATCAGATTATGAGAAATATACAACGCTTGCAAGGCAATACGGGGTTACCGAAGATCAAAATAATGGTTTCGTGATTAAGGCAAAAGATGCCGCAAACCAGTTGGCCCAAAAGCGTAGAGATTTAGCTGACGCTCAGGAAAAACTGGCAAAAACTCAGGACATGGCAGCGGAAGCAAACAGAACCCTAACAAACAACATGCTCACATCTATGGGGGTGCATGATGGTCTGATTGAGAAAGGCTCGACTCTTGAGAGGGTGCAGGGGGCGGTTGCGAAAGCATTCGGATTAACAGCCGATGAAATAACACGGGCGAATCAGGCTGGACAAAACTTCAACCCCAAAGCGCTGCAGGTTTCTCCTCCTACCGCTGATGGCGACAAAGTAATTCTTAACCTCGAAGAGCAGAACGAGTTACTGAAAATTCAGGATGAACGCCAAAGAGCAGTGACAAAAGCCAGAATGCAGGCAGCGAAGGTTACTGATAACCCAAACCAGATATCAAGGGCTGGCGATCTGGCCGGAGAAAACTACGACCTTCAGAAAGCAGAAGAAGCCCGCCAGGAGGCTCAGAGAAAGGGAGAGCAGCAAGACAAGCGTTCAGCATCAGCCGCAGAATCAGTAGCCCAGAAGCTTGAAAACTTGCGTCAGAAAGCAATGCTGGCTGGGGCGACAACTCAGGAGCTAAGCAGAGAGCAATCCATTCTTAACGCTCAGCAATCACTTGGTAAAGCGGCAACGCAAGCCCAGATAGATTTAGCTGGCGAGTATGCAGCTCAGGCATATGACACTGCGGCAGCACTCAAAGCGCAGGCCGCAGCCGAGAAACTCCTGCCAGAAGCGCGTGAAAACGCCAGCTATAAGCAGGATGTTGAGGATCTGAAAACCGCACTGGCTGCGAAGAAAATAAGCCAGGAGCAGTTCAATCAGACATCTGAACGACTGGAAGCGACCCACCAGGCCAACCTTGCGAAAATCCGTGCCGATCAGGCCGTCAGCCCGCAACAGGAAGCTGCTGGCGGCGTGGACCCAGTGCAGCAACTGGCGAATGAAAATGCCCGTAAACTCGCGCTTATTCAGGCATACGAGCAGCAGGGGATTATTACTCACCAGAACGCACTTATGCTGCGCGCTACTGCTGACAGAGAGTACGAGCAGGCTCGCATCGCTGCACAGTGGGAGATCTTCCGTAACCAGAGTGCAGGCAATGAAGCGCTGGCGGCGTCCTTTGATGCACTGGCAGGAAATGCCTCTAACGCTTTGACCGGGATCATAACGGGCAGTATGACCGCTTCCGATGCCCTCCGCTCTGTCGGCAACACCGTCCTGAACAGCCTCATCAATAGCTTCGTCCAAATGGGTGTTGAGTGGGTTAAGTCAGCAATCATGGGCCAGGCGGCACAGACAGCGGCCATCGGCACGGTAACGGCGGTTCAGACTGCTGCTGTTGCTACTCAAACGGCCACCAGCACCGCAGCCGCTGCCACCACGGCGGCGGCCTGGACGCCTGCGGCAATCCTGTCTTCTATCGCTTCTATGGGCACCGCTGCGGCGATCGGGCTCGGTGCGGTCGCGGGCGTAATTGGTGCGAATCTGCTTGGCAAGCGCAAAAACGGCGGCCCGGTATCAGCGGGTGGGATGTATCAGGTAGGCGAGGGCGGGATGCCTGAAATCTACCAGGCCAGCACCGGTAAGCAGTACATGATACCGGGCGACAACGGCAGGGTGATCAGCAATAAGGAAATGACAGCGGGGGCAGGTGGCGGGGTGGTAATCAATATCCAGAACTACACATCGTCATCTGTAGATGCTCAGGCCGGAACTGATGGCAATGGCGGCGTGACAGTGGATGTAATAGTCGCCGACCTGAACAATGGCGGTCCAATCAGCAACGCCATAACCAGCAACATGAACGTTAAACGCACGCCAAGAGGGCAGGGCTGATGGCTATTATCGACTATCCTGACTGGCTGCCGCTGGCGCAGAAAGCCAGCAAAAATATGACCTTCGACACCGGGTTTCAGACTGACCAGCCAGCAGTCGGCCCGGCTATTTTCCAGAACCTTACTGACGACCTGAAAACCACATGGTCGCTGACGTGGATGTTCACGCTGGACCAGGAGCGGGCTTTCCAGCAGTGGCTGCGCAGCCCGAACTACCTGAATCGCGGAGTTAACTGGTTTCGGATGCCCATCAACATTGGCGGCAGTGGCCTCCAGTTGCAGGAGCTTCACTTCACGCAGATGCCGGTGCAAACCAGTATCGACGGCGGCGTGGTGACCTGGACTGGTACCGTTATAGCCAACCACCTCTATAACCCTGACGACGAGTTCGACGACATCATTGTTGAGCTGCCGCCGCCGTGGGATTCGTGGCTGGATATCGTTGTAACGGGTTATCCTGACAACAGAGACCCAGAATCACTACCGAGGGTGCCGTAATGCCGTCCTTTCGTGAATACAAGCAACAGCGACCGACGCGCGGACTGTTCGATACCATCACTTTCTATCACCCGTCATTCGGATACGTCCGCCTGGTAGACAAGCAATTTTTCGACAAAACGCTTGGCGGCCAGGTGTACAAGCCTGCGCGTTTCGAAATTGAAGAGAGCCAGCAGAGCGGTACGCCTGTGATAGATGCGACTGTGAAACTTGGCCGCCTTTCATCGGACATCAAAGCGCTGATGAAGAAGTGGAAGGGGGCAGCCAGGCTGACGGCCATCACAGCCACACGGCAGATATTCGACAGTGGAGACGTGTCTGCACCGATTAAGTCGTGGCAACTGTACGTCAAGACTGTAGACATCGACGCAGATGCTGCATCAGTGACCCTCTCAGTAACTAACCCCCTAAACAACAACATAGGCCGCCTTTATGATCCACAGGAATACACAGGGCTTCAGTACCTCTGATTTCGTCAGGCGCGTCATTGGCGTTCCTTGGGCGAACCGCGCCTGCTCGTTCGAGAAGGTAGACTGTTGGGGTTTGGTTGTTCTCTATTACCGCCACGTGCTCGGTATTGAGCTACACCAGACGCCGGACTACGAAGCCGGCTGTGACTTCTTCACCTGTTATCAGGGTGACGTAGTTTTCTGGCACAAGGTCGATAATCCGGTAGAGGGCGGGATATTCGTGGGGTACCGCGGCGCACAACCGGCGCATGTAGGTCTGGTGCTTAACCGACAAGCCCTGCACTCGCGCGGCGAAAACGGAAGCGTGCGCATGGACTCGTTGCTTTTCATTCAGCGGGCATTCACCAAAGTGGAGTATTTTTGTTATGGCGCTGGTTGAGATATCAAATTTTCCAGGAACGCCTAAGCTGCGTTGCAGGGTGCCAAACGGCACCCTTTTTTATGACTGGCTGGCGGCCAATGACGCCACCTTTCACCGTGACCTGCTGATCATCCGCAACGGCGTGAAGCTGAGTGACGACGATGAGCTGGCGTTTGAGCTGAGCGAACTAGACCACATCCAGATTCACGACCAGCCAAAAGGGATTGTAGAAGATGTTCTGAGCCCGATATTTAAAGTCGTTGGGCAGGTTTTTTCCTTTCTTGCGCCAAAGCCAGCTATCGCAAACACTGGCGGCAATACAGTAGATTCTCCAAATAATAGCCTTACTGGACAGACTAACACCGCGCGCGTCTATAAAGCCAAGCCGGATATTTATGGTCAGGTGAGGTCATTTCCTGACCTTATTCAGGAATCTGTTTTCGAATATGTGCGTCAGAATGATAAAGATGGCGGACTGAAGTACGTGACAGAATGGATGTGCGTCGGAATCGGTAAGTACGATTATGAGTCTGTGCGCTACTCTGAATCGAGTCTGGGCTCGCTGGCCGGTGCCGAGTTTCAATTCTATCAGCCTGGAGAGGTCATTCCGCAGATTGTTGAAGGGTATGGCTTTGATGACGTAGATGGACAGGAGGTTCCCGGGCAGAACGAAGCGGGAGATTTCCCGATAGAAACGGCGACGGCAAATACCGTCGTCAGCGGGACATATTCCGGCGGCCAGATAGCCATGAAAATCGTGAAGCAATCCGACTTCGATTATTTCATGGGGTTAGTGCTGCCGCATGCCGTAACATTCACCATTAACGTTACGTATAGCACGGCTTCTGGCAGTGTCACTACTGACGCTACTTTCTCTGGCACCCTCATCTCTGCGGTGGAAACTAACAATGGGGCGGTTACTAATCCTGTTCGCTGGTACACTTTCACGATGAGCGACCTGCAGGGCCCTCAGGACATCCCGGCAAATGCCACCATCAACACTACGAAATTCATTCTCAACGATAACGAAGCGCTTGTTGTGGGGCCATTCTTCTCGCCAGTTGAATCTTCTCAGCTCTGGCTACACACGCAGTCGAGCCTGGGCGGTAAAAAACAGACGAACTGGAAAGTTGTTATCTGGAAAATCGACGATAATTACAACCAGATACCCGGCACGACCCAAACTTTCACGTATTACCAGGGGACTCCTCACGACCATACGAGCGAAGTTTTTTATCGCACAGATAAGATAACCCCGTCAGGTGGCTTCGGTAAATATGCGATCAGCTTTCAGCGCACTGATAACTCCAGCGATGCCTCGGTGCTAAAAGTTGAAGAAATCCACGCCATTAATATCAGAAAGAACATCGTTCATCCGACTGACACGCTGGTACGTGTAAAAGTTCGGGCGACAGAAAACGCGCTGGGAAGTCGGGAGCGCAAATATAACGCTCTCGTAACGCGCCATACCATCACTTACAACCTGAACACGCAGACTGTAGATTACACGCTGCGACCGTCTCGCTCGTTCGCTGATGCGGTGGCGCATACCTGGCTCATCATGGGTGAGCAGTCGGTCAGCAGCATCGACCTTTACGGGCTGTACTCTATTGCTGAAAACCTGCCAGATGAGCGCTTGGGCTACTTCGACTACACCTTTGACGATGAAAACGACTCGCTCGGTGACCGCGTGCAAGCAATCTGTAATGCGGCATCGGTGGTTGCTTATTGGGATGACGGTGTGCTGACGTTCACCCGCGACCAGAAAGTTGATTATCCGGCGGCCGTATTCAACCGCGCCAACATGAAGACGGACGAGTACAAAATGACGTACGAGGCCACTCTTCCTGGCGGCTACGACGGCGTGCAGGTGTCCTACGTTCATCCGACTACCAACAACAAGACGTACATCAACTACCGCGTGCTGAACGGCGCTATTGTCGAGCAGGAAGCTGAGAACCCTAACAAGCTGGAGATAGTCGGATTCCGTAACGAGTACCAGGCACGTGAGAGAGCTATTAGGGAAGTTAAGCGTCTGATCTATTCCCGAGTTAAGATGAATGCCAAAGTTTTCGAAGATGGCATTATCCAGGTGGGTAGCGTCATTCAGATGCCGGACATCTTCGACAGCAATCAGCAGCAGGGTTATATCACCGGGCGCTCCGGGAATAACTTCGATACCAGCGAGCCGATCACCTTTTCCGGGGATATGTATGTGCTGATTACCGATAGCCTTGGTAACCCGACACTGCGTTATCCGGCCACCGCCCGAGCTGACACGAAGTACGGATTCACCGCTGCAATACCTAGTATTCAGCTAAACATCTGGAACGGAGACACGGTGCAGCTCCCGTCGCGTTATCTCATCGCGACAGTGGAAGAGCTGGACAGCCAGTTATGGACTGTCAACAGCATCAAACCAAACACGGATAACACGGTATCACTGACTGTCGCGGAATACAGCGACGCCATCTACCAATAAGACATTCCCGACAATCCCAACCCGGCCATAGCGCCGGGTTTTTTTATGGAAAAAATATGGCTACGCAACCTACTAATAATCCAGTACCGAGTGAATCTCCGCGCGACCTGAAGTTTAACGCCGGTAAAATCGACGAGTTTGTTACTTCGCTTGTCACTACATATGTTGACCGTTTCGGTAATGAACATTACACAATAGAGGGCTTGAACCAACTTGCACGCCAGGCTATTGCTGCATTTGGCTGGATACCGGTTGGCACTTTCCAGGCAGGGGCAACAATCTCATTGCCAAATCAGATCCTGAAAGACACAACAGACGGTGAATATTACCGCTGGGATGGGCCTCTGCCGAAGGTTATTCCTGCCGGATCTACTCCTGCATCTACAGGCGGAACTGGTGTTGGAGCATGGATTAGCGTTGGAGACTCTACGCTTAGGTCAATGTTGGCGTCATCAACGGGGGCAGGGCTCATTGGAACCAATCATCGTGGAACCCTTGCTGCAGACTTGAACGCCATTGACCGACGTCCTGATGGGTATGCTACTGGCGTGGCCGGGGTTTTATCTAACGGGCGCGATGTTGAGATAGATAAAGATATATCAACGAACTCCAATACATATGTCCCTGAGATGCAGTCCCGCATGGTCTACCGACTGGATTCCAATCAGTTTGTTGAAGGAAGAGGAGGTAAGGTTACAGATACCTCAGGTAAATCTGCGGTTTACGGGATGCTTGGTACTGACGCAGCTCCTACAACCAATGTAACAATCAATGATATTCAGGCTGGCGGCACTTCTTCTCCGACAGATAACACTAATGAGGCCATTTCCTCGTTCGCGTTATTAACTCGTTACACCAAAAACCTGATTGTGCGTGGGGTTCGTTCCTTCGCAGGTCTTGCAGGTGGCGTCTATGTCAGCCAGGCAAGGAACGCGATTGTTAATGACGTTATTACCGAAAAACAGGTCTACCATACTGGTGATGATGTCGGCGGCGGTCGTGCTGGTTATTCAGTTCTTACGGACAACGCCAAAGAAACCATCATCAATAACGTGATGCAGACGGTAGAGGCTGCACCGAACGGCCGACACCTGCTGTATATGTCCACTGGCTCCGGCGGCGATACTAACGGCAACGTAAACGTTATTGCCAACAATATGATAGGTCGCTGGATTGGTCGAGACGACCGCAACCAGTGGATGCTCGCAATCCGCGCTTCTCAACGTTTCATCCTGAATAACGCGATTCAGGAGGGCGGCAACGGTGGCATGATTTTCAATGACGAAAACAACAACATTACTGATTACATCGCCTCTAACATGGTTTTCCAGACCATTAAATACGCCGCTGGAGTTCCTGTTTATGCCGTTGGTCAAGGCCAGTCTCCAACTTACAAATCCAACAGGTGGCTTATTACTAACCAGAACATCTATGCTGTTCCTAAAGACTCAACTGTAGGGCGCACAGACATTATTGCGTTTAATATCTCCGGTAATAACGGGATGTTGAGTAACGCCGTGATAACCTGCCCCGGTGAATCAACGCCTATTTTGGTTGGGCACGACACGCAAAGCGTCCAGAACATCACTATAGCTAACATTCACGATAATATTGGTGGTGGTAGTAGCGGCACCCCTGCTCCATTGATAGCATTCACTGGCAGTGCAGTATCCAATGTTACTGTTCGTGGAATAACAACATCACGCTCTCCTGTATTTCAAAGACTTGGCGTGGTAACAGATCTGACGGTTGATTTGACTCGCAAGGCAAGAATTTCATTTAATGCCGGGGCTGTTACTAAAGCTGACGTGGAAGGAATCACAGCAACAGTAACACCTTCTGCAACAGGTTTTACTATTGCGTTCCCTAGCCACATTACCCAAAAAGCTGTAGATAACCTTGTTATTCGAATGCTTGGTGCCGGTCAAGTCAACATCGCTTCTATTGGAGCGAAAACAGTAACTTTTAACACTTATACCAACGGTGGTGCTGTGTTAAGTATGCTGACGGGAAGCTACACCTTTGATCTGACTCTCTTTAGTTAGAATAAGTCATAATAATATGAGCAATCTAAAATATACGGGCGTAACCGCCCGTGTATTTACTTAAATTTAAAAACAATGGCATCCTTGTAATAAAAAGTGTCAAACAGTGCGTCTGAATAAATTGTTTGTTTGTCATTTTTCCTCAAGAAAATCTCGTATTCCTCTGCAATCTTCGGTGCAGGGTATCCAGAAGAAATACCATACTGAGACATAAGGCTATATTTAAATCTATAGTTATTAAAGGCGGAAATAACCATATATCTAGCCATGCCAAATGATTTAGTTACCCGCAAAGCATATTTTGGTAATCTTGGTTTGCCAGTTATGTATATGTTTTTGTGATCTGCGTTATAATGTTTGAAGTATACGCTAGCTATTTGCGTTGCTAAAAATCTATCATTTCTCTCAACCGCGTTCATCGCTCCTGATATGATGTATGAAAAAATAAAAGAAATGATAATCATAGCTGACGAACAGGTAGCTGTTACAGTTGAAGACCATCCAGTAGAAATATAAACCAAAAACATCATAATAATTGATGAAGCCATCATGGTTCTTGGTGCTATAGCTGGTCTCTCAAACATAGACAGCGCCCCAAAAGAGCACAGAAACAAAATAATGATAAACAGAACGCAATATAATGCTTTGAGTGAAAATCCAAATTTTTTTACGCATGATGCAATTGATGCGGCAATTGCGACAAACCACAATGTTAAATAAAATCTTGGTGAATTATCAATCAAAAACCTAAAGTAATTTATAAAATTATTGTACACCCTTAAAGGAAATTCTTTATTTAATTGTAAAATTTTGGAATTGGATATTGCGTAGTCACTAAGGTGAGCTATTGGCATTACCAGCTTTGAATATACGACGTAGCTAACTAAAATCGTCAAAGCAAGATAAAAAGCCAACTTTATGTCAAAGCGATCCCTGCGTAAATAATCATTAAATATGATACAAATAGACATCGCTATATATGCATTTATGGATGCCTGGTACAAGCTCAATGATGCAGTTAACATGGCAAAAGAGGTGAGCAGCATTATCCTGCCCCTGGGGCTTGCAATAGCTGCTAAAACAGCAAGCAAGAAAGATGCAGCCATCAATGCAGAGTCATGCCTGAACTGAATGTTTCCCACCCAAAAAGGGTTGCAAACCGGCAGAGAGCATATAAGAAAAACCTTCAGCCTACTTGTGATATCCATTTGCACACAAAAGGCGTAGGCTGATGCGACTAATAATGCCGATGATATTATTAGCGTTAAAGGGAAAACATCCAACAGCGACCCATCACCAAAGACATTTTTACCATTAGGGAATAGCGACATGGCGCTCATCATAAAAGATGCAAGTGGCCTGCCATTTTCCTCCCATCCTGAGTTTCCAGTGTCAGACCTTAGCCAGTCATCAACAAAGTAGTTGTTGTTAATGGCGAATGGGAGTATGAATAATATAGATAACAAGAATGACCAACTTAAAGACCACCTGTTTCTATAAACCCTATTTATATCAATCACGGTTATCCCCTTTTCTTTTGATAATAAAACGAGGCCTGTTTTTTACCTCAATGTAAATTCTTCCGATGTACTCACCAAGAACGCCAATCCCTATCAGCTGAATTCCTCCCAGGAAGAGAATCGAAACCAGAAGAGAAGGGTAACCCCTGACCGGGTTTCCAAAGGCCAGTGTATCGACAATCATCCATGCGCCATACATAAACGCAAAGCCAGCAACCACCAGGCCAATGTATGTCCACATTCTAAGTGGGAAGGTGGAGAAGCTTGTAATGCCCTCAAGCGCCAGGTTCCACAGTTTCCAACCATTGAATTTTGTGTTACCTGCAATACGTTCAGCGCGGGTGTATTCCACAATATCAGTGCGGCCGCCAACCCATGACAGAACGCCTTTCATGAACAGGTTTCGCTCTGGCAGGAGCTTGATGTTTTCCACGACTTCCCGAGACATGAGTCTGAAATCACCTACGTTCTCTTCGATCTTCGGGTTACTGATTTTGTTATGCAGCTTATAGAACATTTCAGCGCTTTTGCGCTTCAGGCGACCATCAGTGGAACGGTCTGTACGTTTAGCCAAGACGACATCCGCCCCGGCCTGCCAGCGTTCAATCAGTTGCGGGATAACTTCAATCGGGTCCTGCAAATCGACGTCAATCGGAATCACTGCGTCGCCGGTGGCATGGTCCAGCCCTGCAAATAGCGCCGGCTCTTTGCCGAAATTGCGGGTGAAGGATAGGGGCACAACAAGCGGATCAGAAACGGCCAGCGCATTGATAATCGACTCTGTAGCGTCTTTGCTGCCGTCATTGATGAATACTATTTCTACCTCAAACGATTTGAGTGGTTCATATTCTCTGACGGTTTTATAAAAAATAGGGATTGTGTCTTCTTCATTGAAGACCGGAACCACGAGTGAAATCTTCATTTTGCTTCCCTGAAGACGATGTATTTCGAATAGATAAACCCGCACACAAGGCTTATAACTGAGAACACGACCAGTGTCACAACTGGCGGGAGAGAGCATTTATCAGCGGCCCATCCAACAGCTGCGCTAAGCGAGCCCATGAAGCCCACGTAAAGCATATAGCGCGACGTGGTTGTGGAACTGTTGAACGTAAAGCGAGCGTTTGCAAAGAAGCTAAAGCTTACCGCAACAACGAATCCGCTGAAGTTCGCCAGCGCCTGGCTGGTTCCCAGCGCATAGAAGCACGCGGCAAATACCACCCAATGGATTAGCGTGTTGAGCACGCCCACAGAGGCGTACTTTGTAAAGAGCTTGAGCATATCTAATTCCGTTAGATTTGAAGGGGAAGAGTCTAGCATCGGACGCGGCATCGATCGACGGCAGTGGGGCATGGTTGGGGCAAAAAATTAGCGCAAAACAACTCAACACCTCGGAAGGTGTCGATTCGTCTTGCGCTTAGCTACAGGTGGGACAGAAGTGAGACACGCAAGGCTTTGCACCGGGTTGCACAGCTTTGCATGTTTTAGCGTCATGGGACGTGTGAGCGCAGGTATGACGCGGTAAGTTATTGTGTTACAAGGTGGTTCTTATAATTCGTAATGCGAAGGTCGTAGGTTCGACTCCTATTATCGGCACCATCAATAAGTAATCTCAAGTCAATACAAGTCAATAAAAGCCTTGTTTATCAATTATAAAACCTCATTCATAGTCATTTGACGTCAACCCATGTCGCTTGATATCAACTAGCTATTGGGGGCACAATCAGGGGCATGTTCTGTTCGGTCTAGGAAATGTGCCCCCATGATGCTTAACGCCAAAAAGGTTGATACTGCCAAAGGAAAGGAAAAAACCTATAAGCTCTCAGATGGCGGCGGCTTGTACCTTCAGGTTGAACCAAATGGTTCACGCTACTGGCGTTTGAAATACCGCTTCGGTGGTAAAGAAAAACGTTTGTCCTTTGGGGTTTACCCTACTGTTACGCTTGCTGAAGCAAGGCAAAAGCGCGATGACGCTAAAAAAATTCTTGCTGCTGGCGACGATCCGGGTGAGGTAAAAAAAGCCAAAAAACAGGCCTCTAAGTCCGCTGGTATGGTGCTTAATCCATTCAAAGAAGTAGCATTGGAATGGCATCGTCTTAAGTCGCCTAAATGGTCTGCGGGGTATGCCTCAGACATCATGGAAGCTTTTGAAAAAGATATCTTCCCTCACATTGGTTTGCGTCCTATTGCCGATATAAAGCCATTAGAACTACTGGAGGTTTTGCGGCTGATAGAAGCCAGAGGTGCAATGGAAAAGGCGAAGAAAGTTCGCCAGCGATGCGGAGAAGTTTTCCGGTATGCGATAGTGACTGGCCGGGCTATCTACAACCCTGCACCTGATCTTGCCAGCGCGATGCAAGGTTACGAAAGCGTACATTACCCCTTTCTTAGAGCGAATGAGCTACCTGAATTCTTTTCAGCGCTTAAATCTTATACAGGAAGCCCGATTGTTTTAACAGGAGCGTATTTGCTTATTCTTACCGGATTAAGGACAGGAGAGTTACGCGCAGCAGAATGGCGCGAGATCGATTTCGATAATTCTTTGTGGGAAATACCGAAAGAACGCATGAAAATGCGTCGCGCTCACCTCGTACCGTTATCGGAACAAGCCTTAGAACACCTTAAAAAGCTGAAAGCGTTAACTGGTGCTTTTCCATTAATGTTTCCCGGGCGTAATGATCACAATAAGTGCATGAGCGAAGCCAGCATTAACCAAATATTTAAGCGGATTGGTTATGGTGGTCGTGTTACTGGTCACGGCTTCAGGCATACGATGAGTACAATTCTCCATGAACAAGGCTTTGAAAGCGCTTGGATTGAAACTCAGCTAGCACATACTGATAAAAACTCAATACGTGGCATTTATAATCATGCGCAATATATTGATGGTCGAAGAAAAATGATGCAATGGTATGCAGACTATCTTGACAGCTTCATGGGGATTGTATAAATGATTACAAGAGAGTTTTATTCATTATCAGATGTTGAAAAATTATTAGGAATTCCCAGTGGAGACCTTTATTACCTTGCTTATAAAGGAGAGATAAAATTAGGGGCGATATTTGATGAAAGAAGCAAGACCTATACATTTAAAAGTAAAGTTTATGTAAGGAATAAAGATGAATTCAACCATTGGTTGATTTCGGCTCGTTCTAATATTAATGGAGATCGCCATATCTCAGGCGGCTCGTATATCGAAGTGATAAGCGATTCTATTTTATTTGATGGCGAAGGGTGCTATTTTTATGCGTATTTGAAGGGGTACTGGAACTTTGACGAGAAACATACATTTTATATATATGATGCAAGTGGAGATGAAGAAGAGTGGCCAACTTATTTTTCTCCTGATATAGCTAAAAATGAAGATTGCAATTTTATAAAAGCTATTCCGATTTACGAAGAAGATATTGATTATATGATTAACGGATCTGCTGATTTATCAGGTAGAGATTTTGATAAACTAAAAAGAAAATACTTTAACAATTCTGAAACTAAATCTGCGCAATCTCTTTCGCAACAAGAACGGCGTGCAAAGCCTAGAGTGGAAATTCTTCAGGCTGTAATTTCTATAATGCGAAGTGATATGTCTTACTTAAATTGTACCGTAACAAAATTGACTGATGCTCTATTCGACAGGGCGCATATATATTGGCCGGAAGAGAAATCACCACCGCTTGAGTATGAAACAATAAAAAAACTAATTTCTGATAGCTTAAAATTCGGTTCTTAACAAATTTTTAACAAAAATGGCGGTAAAAATTTTGTTTTACAGCCATTTTCCCATGTCACATTCAATGCTTTAATTCCTGCCAGTTGACCCCAATAGACTTCAGTTAATGGTTTAGCATAAAAGGTGGTGAAATGGCCAATGGGTTCATTTGTGAAGATCATGGGCGTCCAAGTCCTGACGCAATGATTGATATGAAATTCATTACTAAAGATTGTCTGCTGACAAATAAATGGATTTACAAATTAATATCACAGGGGCGTTTCCCTAAGCCAATAAAAATTGGGCGCATGTCTCGCTGGCGTGCTGCGGATTATTACGCTTGGCGTGATAGTCATTCGGTTTCTGGGGAATAGTTCTGGTGTTTTAATAATTATATATTCTAGTCTTACACAATTAAGGAGTATCATGTGAATAATTCCATTATCAAGGGAGGGCATTCTCTCGCCATTCCGTCACTGAAAAATAATAATGTCGCAACGCTTCAGGCATATAAAGTTATTCCTTTTGCCGAAAATGACAGCGATGCAGCCTGTGTGGCACGTATTATTGAAATCCACACGCTCAATAAACTGCGGGAAGAAGGCGAGACGCTTTTTTCCCTTACCGGGCTGACGGTTCCTGATACTGAAGCGGTGGCCGAAGAAATAAATGCGCTTGTTGCCCGCTGTGTGAAGATTTGCCGCCGGGAAGAAGATGAATTTTCTTTCCGCCAGCGCGAAGCCGCAGAGGCGCTGGCAGTCATGAATCAGGCAAGCGGAAAAAGTAACACGGTGTCTGAAGCGCGAACCCGCAGGGGGGGCAGTATGGCGCGGGAGGATGCCGAGCGCCGTTATCAGGCGGCCCTGACATATCAGACCCGGCAACAGTCACGGCTGGAGCTGGCAAGGGCATTACCCGGTCTGCTGTCAGCTGAGGCGCAGTATATCGGGAAAGGTATTGATACCCGCCTGCTGAATATCTTCCCGCGCACGCTGCGTATTCCGTCCGGGGTGGCGGAGTTCTTTACGGATACCGTTATGCAAAGTGCCGTTACCGGGTTTACAGACGGCCTGAATGCCCTCACTGCTGCAATCCGAGCAATTATCCGGCTTTGCTCTTACCCTACTGACAGGTATTTGCTGAATAACGGCGGGAAGAGTCGTACCGAGGCTTACCGTAAATATTACCGGGCGGAGAACACACTTTTACGCCTGATTATCAGTGACCAGGATTATGCAGATTATATGGCGGTTTACAGCAAAACTGACGAACTCAAAAATAAATTATTCTCCCGTTAATTAATCAGGTTAATAACTATGTTTGCTTTTAAATTCCAGAAGCCGGATGCGGCTGCCCGCTATCATAAAAAACTGACTAAAGACACCGCTTACAGGGAGGGTGAAAACCGTCGCTTTGCTTTAGCGCCACCTGCCGAAAATATGCTGCGTGCCGCCATTCTCGAATCGGGCTGGATGATGAATAACATCACGCTGCGGGATGTAAATGCGCAGTCAGGTAATGCCATTAATATCGGAGCCAGTGAGCTTCATACCGGCAGAACGGCGGGCGGACGTTTTAGTAAAAGGGTTGCCATTAATGGCAGTGAATTCTGGCTGTCGGAAACGGATACGTGCGCCAGTATCAGCTATGGCGAAATGGCTGATATTTATAATCTTGGCGCGGCGGGCGATTTTGATAAAGCAATGGATGCTTTTTTTGCTGAGGCGCTTGCGCTGGATATGCTGCGTACGGGGTTCAACGGAACGGCAATAGCTGACACCACCGATCCCGAAACCTGTAAAAAAGGTGAGGACGTCAATATCGGCTGGCATGCGCTGGCGAAGCAATATGAGAACGGTAAGCAGATTATGGCTGAGCCTCTTACGCTGGGTGAGACGGGTGAATGGAAAAATATCGACCTGCTCGCCAACCATCTTATTACCAGCATCATTGCTGAGCCATTCCGGGAAGACCCGCGTCTGGTTGTCCTGGTGGGCGCTGAACTTGCCGCACAGCAGCGCCTGAAACTGTTTAACGCCGCAGACCGTCCGGCAGATATCAGCGCAGCCCAGCTGGCGGGCAGTTCAGTAGCCGGGCGCTTTGCGTTTATCCCGCCCTTTATGCCAGGCAGGCGTCTGGCCGTCACCACACTGAGTAACCTGCATATCTACACGCAGGCAAACACCCGCTATTTCCGGGTTGAGTTTGATGAGGAAAACGCTGAATACGTGCGTTCATGCCTGCGTAATGAAGGCTACGCGCTGGGCAATCCTGAGCTTTATGCCGCTGTCGATGAAAGCGCCGTTACTCTGGTTTAACAGGTATAAAAAAGCCCGCTGTGATTCAGCGGGCCGGATGGAAACTTACTCAGGAAATCCCCGTAACGTCTGGCGGTACGCCGGAGGAATGACAGAATGGCAGGACGTAACTGCATAATCAATCAACAAAATTCGGTTATAAAACCCTTGCGCCTGAACGAATGCGCGGGCTATAGTTTTCCCGCTGCCGCAAAATCGGCAGCCGGGCGTGGAAACCTGAATAATCTAACGGCGACACCAGACGCGCCTTGCGTCTTTTTTTGTGTCATTGCCTTTGCGCATCTGTTACTTGCACTGCGGTTTCTTTGCCGTTGTGGCTATCGTGTAATGGTGGCTCAGGCGGGGCTGACTTCGGTCAGGCCGGTATCCGTTAGAGCCGGTATTTCCACCCCCGTCTGGGCTACCACCAGTGAGCGTGGAAACTCCGGTGGTAGCGTTACCCGCTATCTAACGGAGGTTGCCACCATGGCTACAGTCCTCGCTTCATCACATCCTGAATTTACCTTTCTCTTTCTTGCCGTTCGCCGTGCTGACTGCGGTGCGCAGCCTTTAGCTGTTCGTGTTAATGCCGGTACTGAACGTGCTGCACGTGCGCAACTCATTTCGGATTATGTGTTGTGTTTTGCCGGACGGCTTCCTGTCTGCCAGCGCCGGGAGGTTCGGGCATGAAAACGTATCAGCAACCCGTCTGTACTCTCAGTGAACAGGGAGAAAACCGGCTGCTGCGTGCGGCCATGGCCAGCGAATTTCTTGCCGATGTTCTGTCCTGTTCAGGACCAGCAGGCAGCAGGGAGGTTTCTGCGGAAGGGGCGGCGGCCCTGTTCGCCTGTATCGCCGAACAGCTTGATGGTGTGATCCGGGAAAGCAGTCTGATGAAGGGAGAACGCCATGATAAATGACAGCACCCTCCTTAGCCCGGCATTCCGTACGGCGCTGCTGCGCCGCTACATTGCAGATGCTTTCATTGCCCTGATGACCCGTGTTAACGGCGAGGCTGTCTATGCCGAAGAGGGTGAGCGCATCCCGCTCACCCCCGAAAAGGTGGCGCTGAACATTCTGTTCCATATCGAAACGCCCTGGCGGGAAGAGTTTGGCGCGGAAGAAGGCAGCCGGCTGGCTGCCGAAGCGCTTGAGCAGATGCTGGCACCGGGCTTTGCAGGCGAAAGCCTGCGCCTTTCCCTTACCGGCGTGACGGAGCTGCGGGAAGTGTATCGGGATATTATTTTCGGCGCGCCGGATGGCGAGCTGCCGCCGGGATATGCCTGTGTGTCAGCGGAAGACGGGGAGGCATATCTGTGAAAGCACAATCAGTCAGTGCTGTGGCAACAGCCGCGCGTGGCCGCTGGCCACATATTCTTTCTGCGCTGGGTATCCGCGTTCCTGCGGCAAAACGGCACGGAGCCTGCCCCGTCTGTGGCGGAAAGGATCGCTTTCGTCTGGACGACAGAGAGGGACGCGGTACGTGGTTCTGTAATCAGTGCGGGAACGGTGACGGACTGGATCTGGTTCGTCTTGCCACCGGGCAGGATGTGAAAGCCGTTTCTGCCATGGTGGCCGGAGCTCTGTCATTATCCGACGTAAGCAACCAGCCCGTATTGCCTGCCAGAAATAAGGCCACGGACGGGAATGCGGGGCGGGTGCGTTTTGCACAGCTTCAGCAGCAGACCCGACAGGGTGAAAGTGCCTATCTGACGGCGCGGGGGCTGCACGGGCATACGCTTTCCCTGCTGGAGCAGCCTGTCAGCGTGGCCGGGTTGACGTTTGCGCCGGGTTCTTTACTGCTTCCCCTCACGGATATGGCCGGAAATATTACTGGCGGTCAGCTTATCAGTCCTGACGGTGAAAAATGCCTGCTGCCGGGCAGCCAGCTGTCAGGGGCATTTATTCCTGTGTCCGGTGCGTCAGCAGAGCCGCCCGCGCAGGTAATCATCACCGAAGGTTATGCCACCGGCCTGACCGTCAGCGGGCTGGCTGACGGGCTGATTCTGGCGGCGGTGGCTGCGGGTAATCTGCCGAAGGTGGCGCAGCAGGTGCGCCAGCGCTGGCCGGACGTGCGCATCGTTCTGGCCGGGGATAACGACTTGCTGGATGGTAAAGACAATACCGGGCGCATTCAGGCGGAAAAGGCGGCGCAGGCCGTTGACGGCTGGGTAACCCTGCCGCCAACCCGCCATAAAGCGGACTGGGATGATTTTCGTCGTGAACAGGGCGAGCGGCGTGCCCGCGAAGCGTTTATGGAGGAAATGACGCTGCACGGCAGGGGGCTTACTCGTCTGCCGCAGGGGTTCCGGCTGACAAAGGAATATCTGTGGTATGACAAGCAGGTGAACAAATCAGACGGCGATACGGAAATCCGCAACATCAAAATTTGCAGCCCCCTGCGTGTGACGGCCATTACCAGTGATGCTGACGGCAGTAATTATGGCCGCCTGCTGGAGTGGGAGGACACCAACGGCAACAGCCGCAAATGGGCCATGCCGATGGAGCTGCTTGGTGGCAGCGGGGAAGAGCTGCGGCGCGTGCTGCTGGTTAACGGGCTTTCCTATATCAACATCAACGGGATGGCGCGTGCGCATCTGATGGAATATATCTCGCTGTGTAAACCTGACCGAAAAGTGACCTGCGTGAACAAAACCGGCTGGCACGGTGGCGTCTATGTGCTTCAGGACGAAGTGATAGGCCGTGACGCGCAGTCTGTGATTTTACAGACCAGCAGTGTGCAGGGCCGTGACTTCCGGGTGAACGGCACGGCAGACGAATGGCGCGAACAGATAAGTCGCTATTGCGTAGGGAATGCGCGGGTGGCTTTTGCCGTCAGCCTGGCTTTTGCCGCACCGCTACTGCAACTGGTGGGCATGAGCGGGGGCGGCTATCACCTCAAGGGCGAATCCACGGACGGCAAAACCACCACCATGAAGGTGGCTGCTTCCGTCTGTGGGGGAACCGACTTCTGGCATACGTGGCGCGCCACCGGTAATGCGCTGGAAGGCACGGCCAGCCGCCGCAACGACGCCACGCTGATGCTTGACGAAATCCGCGAGGTGGACGGGCGCGAGGCCGGTAACATCGCCTATATGCTGGCGAACGGGCAGGGCAAGGCCCGAGCCAGAACGGACGGTTCTGTACGGGAAACCAACCGCTGGAACCTGCTGTTTCTGTCCACCGGCGAGCTGTCACTGGTTGAACACGCCGCAAATGCCGGAGAACGCACCTATGCCGGTGTTGAGGTCAGGATGATCCAGATCCCCAGCGATTCGGGCAGATACGGCGTGTTTGAGGAGCTGCACGGCTTCAGCGGCGGCAAGGCGCTGGCTGAGCACCTTGAACAGGCAGTGAAGCTGCATCACGGCGCGCCGTTCCGTGACTGGCTGCATCACCTGACGCAGGATTTACCGCAGGTGACCAACGAGGCGAAAGCCATGCTGAAGGCGTTCACCCGCAGACTGACGCCGCAGGATGCGGGGAATCAGGTCGGGCGTGCAGTCACGCGCTTTGCTCTGGTGGCAATGGCCGGAGAGCTTGCCACCCGTGCTGGTATCACCGGCTGGCCGGAGGGTGAGGCTTTCCGGGCCGCTGAGCGTTGTCTGGCCTCATGGATGGCTGACCGTGGTCATACAGCCAATCAGGAGGATAAGGCCGCACTGGAACAGGTGTGCGACTTCATGACCCGCAACCAGTTCAGCCGCTTTGCCGACTGGCATGACGAGCGCAACCGGCCTGTATCCATGATGGGGTTCCGTAAGGTGGAGAAGGGCGGTAATGACAGCGAGCCGGTAACCACCTTTTATGTGCTGCCGTCCGGCTGGAAGGAAATCTGCAAGGGTTTTGATGCCCGTAAGGTGGCGCGGCTGTGTGTAGCCGCCGGGTGGCTGGAGGCGGGCAGCGAAGGGCGTACACAGACCAACGTCCGCCTGCCAGAGATAGGGCTCAAGCGGGTGTATCAATTTAACAGTCAGGTACTGGGGAGCGCGGACCCGGTTTAAATCGCGCGAGTCTTATTTATCTGAGGTAACACTGGTAACAGAGGTAACAGCCTGTGTTTATGCGGCGTGTGACCGTTACCAGTCAGAAAGCATGAGTGGTAACACTGGTAACAGAAAACAGCCTGTTACCGCGTGTTACCACAGTAAATACCGCAGTGGTAACGGGATTTCTCTTTTAATATCAACGATGTTACCGGTGTTACCACTGTTACACGTCTCTGACAGAAAGCGCCATGTCGGGAGCCTTATTTCTGGCGGGCCTGTTTTTAAAGGAATAACCATGCGGATAATGAAAATGACCTGCCCGGTATGTCTGGCAGACGCAAAGATACGCAAGACCAACCGGAAGCATCCCCAGCTGGCTGATGTGTACTGCCAGTGCAGTAATATGGAATGCGGGCACTCCTTTGTAATGAATGTCTCGTTCTCTCACACCATCAGCCCCAGTGCGCTGAGCGGGCAGGGGCGGGTAAAGGAGCTGATTGACTCACTGGGAGAGCATGACCGCAAAAAGGCGCTGGCGTTGTTACAGGAGGCCGAAGAAAAGCATTAACAGTAACTGCCGGGCGTTCTGACGAACATGCCCGGCACCCTGTTTTCGGTGTCTGTGTTTTTCAGTCTCATCCTGAAAAAATCCTTTTATTATCAATTCTATGTAAAATCTTCTCTGCTGGAAATTCCTGTCAACAGGTCACGGAAAGTTAAATTTAAACTGTAAAATCAGGGGGTTAACTCTCTGCCACACAGCTTCGTAAAGAATGGAAAGTGAAAAACAATGAAATTTCTTTCAACTTTTTCAGTATGCTTTCTGGCTCGCCTGCCCGGCAGTGGCGCGGGCTGGCGGGACCGTCTGTAAAAACTCAAAACTGAAAAAATTTTGTGATCCAGAACCCGCAGGCGGGTGCGGTGTAGTGCGATTTTAGTCGTTCATGTAATTATGTGATGGGTGTCTTGTCTCATTTTGAACTAGGTCGACGACGACTTAATACGGATAGATTTTTCGCGTTTTGAGCTGTAAATTATTGAGTGTAAGGCGATGTGGAAGATTGCCATAGTCCATATGATTTAGCTGATTATAAGGTTTAATTATACTGAGACTAAGCCATGAAGAATGAAAAATAAATTTATAACAGAATCTGGGAGTTCAAAATGAAATTAGAAGCATGTACCTTGAAATTATATGATTTCACGAAGTTTGCATTTTGTGATTATAAAGAGCATAAAGTAAGGTTGTCTGATATAAATAAATTCCTAGATCCAATGATTAAATTCTTAAATAAAAAAACTTTTAAGAATAGTAGGGTTTCATCTCATGGTACTAAGGAGGTATATTGCTATGACATCAAAAAATATAATGATGATTACATAGTGATTTTATGGATTGGAGTAAGTGGAAATAAAAATAATGTCCTTTCTCTTCCGCACAATGGCAATGTAGGAGATAAGAATTCTGTTTCCCGCACTCGTATAGGAAAAGCAAGAATTCCAGGCGTTCCAGCGTATTTTTATATCGCTTCAAAAGAAAGGATGTTGGTTACTTTAGATTTTAAAGGCTCGTCTTCAGAAACTGGAGTCCTTCTTCAGTACATAAGAGATTTCATGCATAATTTCTCAGCTTTTTCGGATCATGTATTGGGTGTCAATGGAAAATTTAGCGGTGGCTATAAAGTAAAAAAACTGATGCAAATTATTGTTATTTTTCACTTGAATGCAAAAGGTACATAAATGCTTCGGTAGAAAAAGATCTTATTTTGAATTTTAAAAATATCACTAAAATCACAACGAAAGAGAAAATAACTGTTAGCACTAACTCTTCACAATCTTTAGTTAATTTAAAACCAATAATAAAACTATTTACCTCTCAAAAAGATAAGACTACCCTAGAATCAGTAGTGAAGATGGAAGTTGATGTTGCTTTTGAAAATGAAGCGCAGATTAAAAAGTACATTGATAACATTAAAGGAACATATGATGTGGGCAATGTTAATTTCCTTGTGCAAAAGGAAAAAGGCGTTGAGACTGTAAACCTTCAAAATAGCTATGCAAAAGAGAAGGTCGTTTTAGAGGCTAAGTTGGATGGTGTTGATAGTATTATAACATGGCCTTATGATGCCAATGATATTATAATGGCATTGAGCAATCAAAATTATATTGATAGCTTCATCAAATTATCATGTAAAAAAATAGATGAGGTTAAATTCGATAAAGCATCTGATGCCGTTTCGGAAATTAAGGTTTCGGCGCAGTCTTAAATGTAGAGGCGAAAAATGGCTAAAGGGAAAATGGTGGTTGTCATTCCACTAATAGTTTTTATCATTATCGCAGTAGCGATAGGGGTAGGAGCATATATATATGAAGACAGTATTAAAAAAGCTTTGCTTGATGGAACATTGAAAGTTACGGATATCAATGGCACTCTAATCAATATTGCATCAATTATTTTTGCAATAAGTGGCGCTTGGATTGCTCTTATATTTCCCAAATCAATCAAAAAGCTTAAAAGTAATCAAGTTAAAGAGATTACATCTGAGGATGAGGAAGCCGCGTTTTATGATATATCTATATGCTCAGTGATAAGTTTATTAGTCTTGTTCGTAATTATGATGGTAAATTATCTTCTTTCCATTGCTGTTATATATGAAAATAAGATTGATATATTTTATTATTGCTTGATTATTGTCAGTGTTTTGTATCTTTTAGAATCGGTTGTAGTACTTTGGACGGCGAAAACAACATTCAAAGTTTTTGCATCCTACAGTATGGCAATTATGAATCGGGCCGCAGTAGAGAATATTGAAAGTGTTCAACGCGAGGATGAAGAGTGATGTGCTAGGAATTGTTGTTGTACTTTCGGTTGAGGGTAGCAACGACGGGGGGCACTTTAGGGGGCACTTTATTGTGCCCTTTTTGTTTTATGTTTTAAAACAAGTGGTTGCATTGGTTATTTGTTCCTATTATCGCACCACTAACCCTACTAACCCTACTAACCTTAGTAGTTTTAATAATTACTCTCTTTAATGTATTTTCATGTAAGGTTTGTCCGAGATTTTAATAAAAGGTTTGTGTTCTACTGAATTCTTATATAACAGTAAAATTCATACCATAGCGGTTTTTTATCTTTAAATCGTAATTTTCAACAATATATATTATTGAATATCTTTTCCATATTTGAGATTTAATTTTTTACATTTGTATTGCTCTATCGTTTAGCCAATTTAAAAAAAATGCATTATTTAATAATTTAATAATTT